TATTTGAAACGCTTCTTACTTTTTTAAGTCTATCAGAGTTACTATTTATCCGTTTTATAAACCTAGATATCGGCATTTTCTCAACCGAGTGTGGCATTTGCATTTTTAGTCCTCTCCTTTCTCACAATCTTCTAAAAAATAATCAATACTTTTATTGAATATAATGCTCATTTTTAATAACATACTTATTGGTGGTAATTGTGCGCCGTTTATAATTCTATAATATTGACTTTGGCTAAAAGGTTTATTTTTGCTTCCTAGCTCCTCTCTTAATTTAACAATCGTCATTTGCTTTTCTATTCTTGCTTTTTCTATATTATTCGCGATTATTTGCTTATCTATCATACATGCACCTCCTTTCTGAGTATTTATAGCTATGTACAAGCCATTTTATATTAATTTTAATATAATCACACCAGACAACACTAAAAGTACCATAAAAGCTATTGCAAACGCTTTATACCTATCTTTTGAATAATAAGCATTATATCTTTCTGTTATTTCTGTTATACTCATTTTGTTATAAGCATTGTCAATTTCTAATAACCCTATATAAGGCGTATTTTTAATGTATTTATATTCGTGTTTAATACAAGCTGTTTTCTTATCTTTGATTTTCATGTTGTAACCTCCATTTTGATATTATATTTTAATATGTCACTATATTTTATTAGCCCTTTAGCTCCTGATGGTTCTTTATAAAGTACATAAATTGCATTGTCAAGGTCTTTCATAGAAACAAATTTTGCTTCCTTACTCGTTGGAAATCTTATTTCAAAGTCCATATTGTTTTTTGTATCTCCCATTATTTTTGATCTCCTCTCATTTTTTTGACGTCTATTCTTATTCCCTTGACTCCTGCTAGTATTTCATCGTCATATAATTCTAAAGCCTTTATATTGTCTTGTATGCTTCCTACTTCAAGCCCTAACTTCCTGCACTTAGCATCAAGTGTTAAATGTACCAATATAACATATACCGTAAGTACCATTATTAATATATACATTATTTTACTAAGCCATGCCGGTCTAACTATTTTATATTTTTGCATTTTTAGTCCTCTCTTTCGGTAGTAGGATACCAGCCATATTTTATTATAATAATTATTATTATTTTTTACTGACAATAATATCCCCTTTTAGTTTAAAGTCTTTACGACTATTATTTTTTATTTGTAATATCTTTCTCCAAAAACTTTTTTAGCTAATTTAGTTTCATTTAATATTTCATATAAGAATAATTTTATTTTTATATTTTTTGGAACTGTCTTACATTGTTGTAATAATATTTTTTTGTCTGTTTTATCTTCTGGATATTTAAACATCATATAATCCCTTAATTTGTAGTTTAAATTTTTTGAGTTGTTTAATGTTTCTTCAATATATTCCTTATTTTCTAATTGTTTTTTCATAATGTGTTACCTCCTGTTTTTTATTGTACATTTCAACGACTGTTTGCCTTGCTTTGTTTGACTTAATACTATTCTACCATATCCGGTACAAGTTGTCAACCCCTTTTTGAAAAATAATTGCAGTTTATGCTAAAAAATGATAACCAATCGATGTTATGCTTATTCTAAAGGCGGTGAACAAATATGGGATATAAATATAAAGGTAAATATAAAACTAAGGTGAGCCCTGAGGAATTATATGAAGGCTTTCACGATTATATTGACTTTCTACAATATGAAAGCAATGAAGATGGCAAAGACCGCATTCCAAGCTATGCGGGTTTATGTGATTATCTTTGGATAAGTGAAAACACTTTAGCTAACTATTCGCAATATGATGAGTTCCAAGCGGTGATACAACATATTAATACTTATATAGTAGAGCATCTACAATTTTTGGGGGTGAATAAAAGTAACAGTAGATTTATTGAGTACGTACTCAATAACAGATTCAGCAAAAACTGGTCCAATAAGCAAACTATTGAGAATGTAGAAGTCAAGAGTTTAACAACAGAAAGCGAACGAAAGCAAGCATTATTAGAAGTAGAACAGGATCTGAAACGATTAAACAACAGTACTATATAGAAGGAAGATGAACCAAAACCACCCTCGAGCCTTGTGTATAGTAGGTTCTCGTGTATTACGTAACTAGGCGTGAAAGTTTAGTTTAGCGAATAGTTAGGCTTGTTGTGTGTGTGCAAAGTGTGTGTAATGTAGGGTAGGGAGGGGGGTATAGATACTACCGCTAAGAAAAATATAAAACAATCAAACTCCCCCAAGCCAGTGTCAACACAGTCACAGCAAGGGTTTAGAGGGTGTTGAGGAGCAAAAACCAGTTATACAAGTCAAGTACTTAGCCCCTTCGAGGTTATATACAAAGAGGGGGAAAATGGCATATAAATCGCTACACAGCATAGCTAGTAAGGCTTAAGGCTACATTGAGCTTGGTTTAGAAATTAAACTTTATTGTAAAGGAGGGATAAAATGGCAGTTTTTATAATGGATTCAGAAACTGGGGAAACGAAATATGTACCAGAGGGAACGAAAATCAAATTAGTTACACCTAGTACGATTGAATATTTGCAAACGTTAAGCGAGTATCAAAAGACAGGAGAACAAAGGTTGTATGAGAAAGGTTTTGTACCATTCAAGCCAAGCAAGAATCATGTTAAAGTATTCACTAAAGAATTTAAGCTTATAAGTGAAGAGCTGAGTGGTGGTGGTGTAGCATTGCTGATGTTATTAATGCCTTATGCTAGAATGGGAAGTAATATATTGTTCACTCTTAATGAAAAGTATAAGGTTGACCGTAACTACATAATGGCTAATATAAGCCCATTTGGTAGGAACAAGACGTTAGATATCATAAATGAATTGAAACGCCTTGTAGTTATCGTTGAAGCGTCTGACATGGGTAATACAAAGCAATATGTGATTAATCCATATATATACTTCAAAGGTAAGTATATTAACAAAACTATTTTGGGGTTATTCAATAAATATAAGAAAAGAGGTTAGAGCATGGCGAGGAATGGAGTTAAATGCGTAGTAGATGAAATAGAATTTGATTCAAAGACTGAGAGCAGAAGATATCTTTATTTAAAAGAGCTTTTAAGAGTTGGAGAGATAAGCGACTTGAAGTTACAAATTAAATATGAACTTATACCTGCTCACGTTCTAGACGGAAAGAAAGTTAGAGAATGGAATTACATAAGCGACTTTGAATATTTTGATGAAGTCAATGGCATTTATATAATTGAAGATGTTAAGGGATTTCCTGAGCCTGCTGACAAATATAAGAAGAAGATGTTTGAATGGATAAACAGAGGAGCAATAAATTCGAGGCAAATAAAATTCATATGGACATCAGAAGCACCTAAATACCATATTAAAAATGGTGGAGATGCTTGGGTTGAGTATAAAGAATTAGCTAAGATAAGGAGGAAACATAAAAATGGATAAACTCCGTAAAATGCAAGAAACGCTAGATTTAGTTAAAGTTTCTAGGTCTAAAGAAAGCTATTATGAGTATCTAAGGTATGTATACCCTATGTGGAAAGATGGTAAACATCTGTTGTTTATGATTAAAAAGATTGAAGAGTTCTTAAATGGTGTATTATTAACAAAAGATGGTAAGGAATGTAAGTTTCTTTTATTATCATGCCCTCCACAAGTTGGAAAGTCTATGACTATAACCGAAGCACTTCCTAGTTATGTTCTTGGTAAACGGATGTTTGGGGATAGAAGATATGAACGAATCATAGCTTTGGCATATGGTGATTCACTTGCAACTAAGTTTGGTAAACGTAATAGAACTAAGGTTGAAGAATTTGGTAAAAAGATATTCGGAATTGAGCTTGATCCTAATAGCAAGTCGGCAACCGATTTTGATATAGTTAATAGTAATTCATCAATGATAACGCGTGGTATACTGGCAGGGGTAACTGGTAACGCAGGAGATTTAATCATAGTAGATGATCCACATAAAAACAGAGAAGATGCATTTAGTGAGCTTAGTCGTGAAAAAATATGGGACGAGTTCCTAGCATCAGTAGAATCAAGACTATCAGCTAAAGGTAAAGTAATAGTTATACATACTAGATGGCATCCTGATGATTTAATAGGTCGTATATTAAACAACAAAGCTTTTAGGTCTGTGTATTATAATTTCCCGTTAGAAGCTGAGGAAAATGATTTGTTAGGTAGAAAAGTAGGAGCATCGTTGTTTCCAGAAATAGGCAAAGATGACGAATGGCTACAAGAGAAGAAGGCAATATACATGGAAAAAGAAGGTAAAGCCACATGGTATGCTCTCTATCAAGGAAGACCTGCAATCGAGGGTGGTAATATAGTAAAAAGAGATTGGTTTCAGTTTTATGACAAACTACCGCCAATGGGATATGTAATGATGTCTGTTGATGCAACGTTTAAAGACGGAAAGAACTCTGACTTTGTTTCAATACAAGTATGGGGTAAATCTAATAACAAAATGTACTTAATAGATAAAATGACAGAAAGAATGGGATTCGTGGCAACAACGCACGCCATTAGGACCATGTTAAGCAAACATTCATCAATAAAAGGTATAATCATCGAGGACAAAGCCAACGGGTCTGCAATCATCGACACATTGCGTAGAGAACTAACAACTCCGATAATGCCAGTTAATCCAAAAGGTGGAAAGATAGCAAGGTTTGAAGCTATATCTATGCATATAGAAGCAGGAAAAGTTTATCTGCCAAGCAATAAGATGTGGACTCATGACTTTATTGAACAATGTGTAGCTTTCCCAGCGGTACCACACGACGATGATGTCGATTCAATGACACAAGCTATAAGTAGATTAATCAGATATAGAGCAGAAATTATAAGTGGAGAAGAACTGGAAAAACGAGAAAAACACCAAGAAATATATGGCAATATGGCACATACTTATGGTGGAGCGAGGGCTACCAGAGCATTTATGAAATACTAGGAGGGGTAAAATGAACCTTATAAAATATCTATTTAGTTATAAAAAGAATAAAGAACTTATCAAAAAATTAAGAATAAGAGTTGTTGATGCAGAGGGTATGATGAACAACTACAGACTTTCACTCGATGAAGCTAATTCAAGACTTGAAAAAGCAGGAAACATAATAATGACTAGAGATAAAGAAATACAAGAATGGGACGACATAAATACCGAATTAACCAAAAGAATTAAGGAATACGAAGCTAAACCAGCATTAAACGAAAAACAAATTGCTGCTGCTGAAACTTTAAAACAAGCTTTTGAAGAAATCAAGAACTATAGTCATAGCAAAGCTTTAAAAAGGAAGTGATTAAATGTTAGATGAACAAAAGAAAACCGAAACATTCAAACTATACGAAGCAGGAAAGAATTATAACATACGTGCTTTCGAACAATTTGACTATTATGATAACATTGATACTAATTACGCTTTCTATCAAGGTGATCAATGGAGAAATGTTACAAGTGATGAATTACCCAAGCCAGTAATTAATATTTTAAAAAGAGTTTTAGGTTTCCATATAGCTAACCTCAACACTGACGATGTAAACGTAATATTTGAACCATTAGAAAATAACATTGCAAATCTTAATGATAAAAATGTTCCTATCGAGATACAAGCTAGTGAGTTGCTAACAGCCGAAGTAAATAACATATTAGAAAAATATAACTTTAACAATAGACTTAGAGATATTTCTACAGATATGGGAATAACTGGTGACGGAGCAATGCATATGTTTTTTGATACAACTAAGAAACCATTTAGAGGTAATGAGGATGTAGAAGGAGAAATAGTTTTAGAGATGATAGACGGGTCAAACATAATGTTTGGTAATCCTAATGTATCATCAGTAGAAAAACAACCTTACATATTAGTTATAGGTAGAGATTTAGTTAGCAATCTTAGAGAAGAGGCAAAATCAAATAATAGTAAAGAATATAAGTTAATAACATCAGATAAAAACGACGATTATCAAGCGGGCGACCAAAGTGAACAAGAATTAGACGCTAAGGGTTACGAAAAAGCTTTATACATAATCAAATATCAAAGAGGTAAAGACGGTAAAATTAAAATATCTAAGTCAACACAATCTGCTGATATATATATAGATAAAGATACTGGATTAAACCATTATCCAATAGCTTGGGTAAATTGGGAGAAAATCAAAAATTCATATCATGGTAGAGGTGTTATAACTGGACTCATACCAAATCAAATAGCTATTAATAAAATGTTTGCAATGGTTATATATCATCAAATGATGGGAGCTTTCCCAAGCAGAATAATTGACGGAGATAGAATACCTTATTTATCAAATGAAATAGGGGCTGACATTATAGTTAATGGTTTATTACCAAATGAAAGTGTATCAAACTTAGTTAAAAACTTAGAACCTACAGCGGTATCGGCTCAAATAACTAGAACTATTGAGATGTTAATGGACTTCACGATGAACATGATGGGACTTACAGATGCAGGAGCTGGTAACATAAACAATCCTGAAAACACATCAGCAATCATATCAGTACAAAAGGCTTCAATCATACCGTTACAGAATGTTAAAGCCAATATCAATGAATTTGTTGAAGACATAGCAATGATACTTTCGGATATGATAGGAACGTATTACGGAGAAAGACCTGTATCAATAGAAACACCAGATGGGAGAACAATGATCAACTTTGATTTCAACAAACTTAAAGATGTATGGTTAAAACAAAAAGTAGAAGTTGGAAATGTATCTCCATATAGTGAGATAGCACAAGAACAGTTGTTAGGAAACCTATTACAAACTGGAGCGATAGACTTAGAAGCTTTCTTAGAAAGAATACCAAACACAGTATTCCCTAAAGCAGAAGAACTATTACAAAAAATGAAAGGCAATACGACAGAAGACCAAGCAAGACAAGCTGAATTTGAGTTTATAGCCGATTTCATGGACCAGTTGGGATTACCACCGGATGTGATGCAACAATTTCAAGAAGGATTAACGCAATTGCAACAACAAAAACAACAATAATCATAAGTCTTTAATGTGGCAGACAATAAAGAACCACATATAATTAGCCCAACCATAGGCTAGGAGGTATAGTATGGATGTATTATTAAAACTTAATTTGCAATATTTTGCAGATGAACCAATCGACGAAATGGACGGTTGGGACGATGAAGAAGCCAGCGACACACCAGACGAAGACTTTGATAATATCGGAGTAGATGAAGCGGATGAAGACGAAACTGACGTAGAAGAAGAAACTACTGATGAAGAGGACAAGCCTGCTGACGAAATAGAAGAAACTGATGAGCCAGAAGAAGAATCAAAAAAAGATGAAGCTACTGACGAAAAATCAGAAGAAACTATTGTACTAAAATATAATCATGAAGAAAAAGATTATACAGTAAGTGAGGTCAAAGAATTAGCTCAAAAAGGTATGAATTACGATAAAAAGGTTGAGGAGTTAACTAATTTGCAAAACTCACCAGAACTCGAATTTGTACGTCAACAAGCTAAGGAGAATGACATGACTGTCGCAGAATATATTCAAGCAACACACGACTATCAAAAACAAACAGAGGTGGACAAACTTGTAGAACAAGGAACGCCAGAAGATATAGCGAAAGAGTTGGTTGACAAAAGATATTTCGACAAACAGTCAAAATTAGACAAAGAAAAAGCCGAGAAGGAACAGCTAAGCAAAGATACAGAAACCAAAGACCTTAATGAGTTTTTAGAAACTTTTCCAGACGTAAAGGTTGATGATATCCCAGACGAAGTATTCAATGTAGCTAAAGAGAAATCAATTAGCTTAACTGATGCTATGTATAGAATACAAAACCAGAATATGGAAAAACAGATAAAGGCTCTCAAACAAAAGATGGAAAATAAAACTAAAGCACCTTTAAATAAGGGTGTGGCAGAGCATGGAGCTAAAGCGGTAGAAAAAATTGACCCAGACTTAGATGGTTGGGACGATGTGGACTATTAGTAAACGCTCTCGTGCCACAAAACAAGGAGAGTGAATGATATGGCTATAAATTTAGCAAAAAAATTCAGTGCAAAAGTAGACGAAAGATTTAAATTAGGAGCATTAACAAATATAGGAGTTAACGAAAATTATGATTGGTCAGGAGTAGTAACTATTTCAGTTTATGGGGTTGGTACAGTAGCATTAACTGATTATACTAGAACTGGTACATCAAGATATGGTACACCGACAGAATTACAAGATACTCAACAAGACATGACTTTAACTAAAGACAGAAGTTTCTCAATGACAATTGACAGAGGTAACAACACAGAGCAAATGATGGTTAAAGAAGCTAACAAAGCTCTAAGAAGACAAGTAGATGAAATAATCGTACCAGAAGTTGACGCTTATAGATTAGCGGTAATGTCAGCAGCAGGTATAGCAAATGGAGCAGTTGATACAACAGCACCAACAAATTCAACAGCTTATGCTAAATTACTTACAGCAGGAGAAAAGCTTGACGAAGCTAAAGTTCCTCAAACAGGAAGAATAGCATTTGTAACACCTACATTCTATTCATTACTTAAACAAGATAACGCATTTGTATTGGCAAGTGAAATGGGTATGAAGATGAAAATATCAGGATTAGTTGGAGAGGTTGACGGAGTTAAGATAATTAAAGTTCCATCAAACTATTTCCCAGCAAACCATAGTTTTATACTTACTCACAAGGTAGCGACTGTAGGACCTAAGAAATTAGAAACTTACAAGACACACATAGACCCACCAGGAATTAACGGACACCTTTTAGAGGGTAGAATAATCTATGATGCATTTGTACTTGATAACAAAGTAAACGCTATATTCGTACAGAAGACAGCTGTCTAATTTAAAGGAGGATTAATATGAGAAAGTTATGGCAATTCGAGAAATTTGAGGAAAGAAAAGCAATATCTATTAACGAAATGCAAGAGGGAGTATTCAAAGCTACTGGTTTTACTTGTTTAGGCGAAGTAGATAAAAATGGTAAACTTAAAGAAGTTAAAAAAGAAGTGAAGAATAAGTAAGCCAAACCATAGGCGATGATTGCATTAATTTGTAGTTATCGCCTTATTTTTAAAAAAGAAAGGGGAAATGAAATATGAAGACATCAGGAGTATCAAATTATTATGAAGATATATCAAAAGGAATAGTTGAAGGGCATAGCATGGTATACAAATTTGGCAGAGGTAAAACTGTATTAGGCAAGAAAGTACCAATATGGGACGGTGCTGGCAATTATGTATTCCCGACAACAGCAGACTTTGTAACATTCAAATCTTCAAGCACAGCTGACAAAGAAGGTGGAGTAGGAGCTATAACGATGCAAGTATACGGGTTAGACGAAAATGGCGAATCTATTGATGAAGTAATAGAACTCAAAGGAACAAGTAATACAGTTAGTGTAAATAGATACATCAGAATGTTTAGAATGAAGATACTTACAGCAAGCACAACATTATTTCCATATGACAGTTCAAACATAGGTAACAATGTAGGAACGATTACAGCGACACACAATGGAACTGGGAATCCAATAGCTTTTATATTACCCGAGATGGGTCAAACGTTAATGGCTATATATACAGTGCCTAAAGGATATACGGCTTATATTTACTCAGCACATACAAGTGAAGATAAAGGGAAAGAAATAACGGGATATATGTTTACTAGAGATATGTCAAATGCTGATAATGCTTGGAATTGTAAAGGAATAAGAGATATGTATAGGAACTCTGTTGGTAAAGATTTTGTTATACCACCACACTATACCGAATTAACAGATTTAGTTATGGCTATAAAAGGAATAACAACCGGAGATAACGTAACAGGAACATTTGAATTAGTATTAGTAAAGAATTAAGAAAGGAGAGATAGTATGACAGGACAAAATATATTCGATATAGCAATGGATATGGCAGATGAAAGATTAGCCAATGGTTCAATAGATGCAGACTCAACAGCTGAATATTCTGCTAGAGCAATTGGAATAATATCGAGTCTTCAAGCTGAATTATTAGAAGTAGGTAATGTATATAATACTTTTAATTATAGTAAACGCTTTATAGAACCTATATACGGATTGTTGGAAAACGACAGTCATGATGATGCAGATATAGTTTTCAATGCTGTTGGAGTTGCTAAAGCTTACACTTTTGAAGTAGATGGAGAAGGAACGGTATATATAGAAGATTTAGTTGGTAGTACATGGAATATAGTCGAAACAATAACAGTTGCAAATACAGTTAAAACTATGACTAGATTTTATGGATTGGTAACACCTACAGTAGGATCGACACAATCAAGAATTAGATTTTCTGGTAACTTTTATTATAATTTAGCAAATGTAGGTTTATACAGCCAAGCATTTCCTAACATAACTAAAATACCAGAATATACAGAATGGATAGAAGTTGAATTACCTAATGATTTTAGAAGTCAAGAACAATTAGTCGAAGATCCGTATACATTTGATGATTTTGTCTACTTTGGTGGTAAAAATCAGATGTTTGTTAAATATAATTATGACGGTGACATCAAATTGCTATACAACGCGATACCAGACGATTTAACAAGTTTAAGCGACTCTCTGGTGTTAGACGACCAGATTGCAAAAACATTGCTTGTAATGGGGCTTGTAGCAAGACTTTTGGCGACAGACGACCCCGACATTTCAAATTATTATCAAGGACTATATGAAGAAGGGTTTTTTAAGCTCAAAAAGAAAAAACCAGCAAAAAGAGTTAGAGTTAAAGACTTATATGCTTCGAGTATGAGGGGGTAATGATATGGCAAGAATAGGAAGTAGCAAACAAATATCAAGACCTATCTTAAATAAACTTTTAGGTATTAATCAAAATACAACTGGGGATACAGGCTTGCTTTACGGTGAGTCTGGTGACATGGAAAATGTTGTTATAACTGATAAATTCAAAATAAGTAGGGTTGACGGTTATAAAGAATTATTTCCAGCACTAGGTACATCTACAGATAGAGCTTTCGCAGGAACACTTAAAGGTATCGAAAGATGTATAATCGCTAACGACGGTACATTTTATAATGTTGACAAAAGTACCGGAGCATTAACTGATATAGGTAATTATACTGGTACGTTATATTCATTCTTTACATTCAATGATATTTTATATGCTATGAGCGATACAGAATATTATAAATGGACTGGTACAGGGAACTTCACGATAGTTGTTGGATATATACCTTTATATAGAGCTAACATGACCCCAGCCACCGGGGTCGGTGACAACCAAGAGGAATTTAATATACTAAGCAATTCAAAACATTGCACATACAATGCAGATGGAACAGCAACTTATCAATTGCCTGAAACCAATATAAATAGTGTAGGAGTTATAACAGTCGATGGAATTAATGAAACGAATTTTACCGTTAACAATAGTACTGGAATCATAACATTTACAGCAGGACATGAGCCTTCGGTGGGTCAAAACAATGTTGATATAGTGTGGGTTAAAGACAACGGTGGCAGAGCTGAATTTATAGGTAACCGATACGCAATAGATTTTGGTAAAGAAAATGACACAAGGATATTCATATGGGGAGACAGTGATAACAAACATAGGATAAGATTTTCAGACTTAGCAGACGGATTACCAAGTGCTGAATATTTCCCAGCAGACCAATACACAGATATAGCAAACTCTGGTATATATATAAAAGATTTAATGAAATATCAAGGTAATTTAATGATATTCAAATCAGACGAATTACATTCAGGTACTATAGAATATGTTACAGAAACTACTAGCGGTAACACCAAACTTGTATTAACTACAATACCATTAACTAAAGTAAAAACAATACCTTTTAATAGAGGACAAATGGTCAACGGTATACCAGTTCAAGTCGGAGAACAACTATATAGAGTTACTGAAACATATATCAAAGAAGAACGAAATGTAAAACCATTTAGTAATAGAATACGATACGGTTTGGAAGGTTCAGATTTATCAAAAGCGATTACATTTGACGTTGAAAAAGACAGACAATATTGGATAGCAATTGATAACATAGTTTGGATATACAGTTATGAAACTGACACTTTCAGCAAGCTTAGGCTTAACGATAATATTACTTGTATAAATGTATCAGAAGGAGAATTATATTTTTCAACTGACAAAGGCGAAGTGATGAAGTTCGATAAATCACTGGTAACATTTAATGGATCAGACCTAGATTGGCACTGGCATATGAACTTTGAAGATTATGATGCTGACTATAGACGCAAATCGCTTAAACGACTTCATATAACAGTTGACCCTACAGAAGACCAATATATGGAAGTTAATACTGTAACCGATAAAGACGGTTTGAGTTCAATAGCTAGGGTTATAGATATAAGTCATATGACATTTATAAATATGAATTTCGCTAACTTTAGTTTCAACACTTCGTATCTTCCAAAGCCAACAAGACTAAAAATGAATAGTAAAAAATTCACATATATAAGTATAAGACTAAGTGGTGGGTTTAAAGCTAAACCATTAACACTAATTAACATGACACCTAAAATTGTATATGGTGGAGAAAGTAAATAAAAGGAGATGATAACATGGCATTAACACCGATAACAGCCCAAACTAATAATATTTCTTTATTAGATGACGAGCCAAATTCAGTAGGTGGACTTACATCAGCTGAACTTAAAGCCGAGTTTGACAAGGCTGGAACTGATATTAAAACGCAGACTAACAATGCTTTAACTGAACAAGATGTTATTAATTTAGATATCGAAAACAGATTAGGAGTAGGAGAAACAAACATATCAGACATAAAAGCTAAGACAGACTTCATAACAGTAACTCAACCAGTTGATCTTGATACGATGGAAAACGATATTACTATAAACACAGCTGGGCTTACTAATGTATATACCAAAGCTGAAACTGATGCACTTGACGCACAAAATGTAAAACTCACAGGCAACCAAACAGTGTCAGGAGTAAAAACATTTAGTTCTAGTCCAATCGTACCGGAAACACCAGTAAGTAACACAGAAGTAGCTTCTAAGGGTTATGTAGATACAGAAATAGCAGGAGTGGTATTGGGTCAAATACCCGATAATTCATTAGAGGAAATAAAGCAACATCCGACAGTTAAGACAGGACAATTAAGCAATCTCAATACAGTTAACAAGACCAACTTAGTAGCTGGTATAAATGAGATTAATACTAATGTAGGCACTAATACAACTGACATAGGCGATTTAACAACACTTAATACTATAGACAAAACAAGCATAGTAAACGCTATTAATGAAGTGAATACAGGTTTAGCAAACGCAGGTGGTAAAGTAGATAAATACAATACAACTACATCAAGTGTAGCCGTAGTAGCAGGTAAGCTCACACTAGACGGTTCTAATGATTATGGAACATTACCAGCGAGTGTAGGACAGTTGACAGATGGTAGTGATGCGTTTGAATTAATATTTAAATTTAACGCCGATGCACTAAGCGGAATATTGATGTCAAAAAGAGATACTGGATATTCGGCAACAACAGCAGCTAAAGGATGGAGAATAGATTTTTCATCTTCCAAACTAAGACTAAGCGGTTACCCGACCAACGGTTCAGCACTAGCTAGCTTGACAGGAACAACGGTTTTGACAACAGCAACTAATTATTGGTATAAAATTACGTTTAATGGAACAACGGTTGAAACGCTCACATCTACGGATGGGAGTATATATACGAGTGACGGAACAAGTACAGATGCTAATTTAATATCTGCTTTATCTATTTCTGACAATGTTGATACTCAAATAGGTAGACAATGGGCTGGAAGTGCTGGTTTTCTTTCATACTTCGATGGAAAATATGATTTTATAACGCTATCAAAATTAACAACTCCTACAAACGAATACAAATTCATCAACGCAGGAACTAACACAGCTATCCTTGACACAGTAGGTACAGACGATGGTTCATCATTCAACGGAGCAACACAATCAGACATAGACGGCATAGCATATGACCTACAAACAGGCAAAAACATAACGCTAGTCGATGGGAATAGAGCGATGGTTAAGTTTGACGTGGATAGTGAAGTATACCAATTACAAGAAGTTAACAAATATGAGTTTAATAATGCAGGTGTTAATCAATCCGTTTTAGATAGGACAGGTTCAGATGATGGTTTATCATTCAATGGTGCTAATCAAACAGGCAGTGAACTAGTATTAGATGGTACGAACGATT